TTTTGCTGACTGACCAGGCCCTGAGCGTGAGCGGGAAAACCAACTGGTACATTCGCCGCGACAGTCAGTTTGAGTATGCCCAAATGGGCGAGTTCGGCGTTGTCTACCAACACGTAGGCGGCGACTGGATTATAGAGATGGCGTAAGGAGTGGGTTATGGTCTTTCGACACGGCACAGAAGCCAAGTTCTATTTCCACACTCTGGATTTTTCGGACTATGTAGAGGAAGTAGACCCTGGGTTTGAGCGGGACATGGCCGAGTATGCCCCCCTCAGCGCCTCATGGAAAAGCAACTTGGCGGGGTTGCGCACATGCACAATTTCGCTTGCGGGGCTACATGACTCGTCTGACGACAAGATTCAGGATGTGGCATGGAGCGTCTTTGACGGCGACGACGACCGTATTTTCGCCTACCTGCCAGATGGCGATACGCTTGAGAACACCGCGTATTGTGGTGAGAGCAAGGTAACGTCTGACAAGGTAACGGCGGGCGATGATGTAGTGAGATGTCCTGTGGAGGTGATCGGCACAGATCGGGCCGACCGAGCGAAGGTGGCGCACACGCTGTCGGCAGAAACAAGCACAGGCGCCGAAACGTCTATTGACGATGGGGCCGCTGCGGAAGAAGGGTATGGCATTGAGGCGTACCTGATTTGTACCGCGCTTACAGCAACCGATTTGTTGGACGTGGTGATTGAGGACTCGGACGATGACGGGGCTGGAGACCCCTATACAACGGTGGTGGCGTTTACACAACTTTCAGCAACGGGCAGTGAGCGCAAAAGCGTTGCGGCTGCGGCCAACGTAATCAAGCGGTATGTTCGTGTGTCTTGGACGATCACGGACAATAGTGGTGATCCGTCGGCGACATTCTTTGTGGCCTATCGGCGGAAACTCAAGTAAGAGGTGAAAGATGGCGTTTACACATGGTTTGGATGCCGACCTGTATATCAGCGGCACGGATGTATCGGGCTACCTGACCGAGGTAGACCCCAGCTTTGAGCGCGAGATGGCCGAAATGGGCCATTTGGGCGAAAGCTGGAAGAGCAACCTGGCTGGGTTGCGTGTGGCCTCGTTTTCGGTCAGCGGCGACTATGATAACACATTGGACGACCTGATCTGGACGGCCTATGACCACACCACATCAACAGCCTGCATTTACTATCCAGAGGGCACTGGGTCGGGCGACAAGTACGAGTTCAGCGCGTGGGTCAGTTCGTTCAAGCCTGGCCCCGCCAGCTCTGGCGATGCGTGAGCGGAACCGTTACGCGCAGTGCGTCCTAGTAACAGATTCGTACAAACAAGGGGGATGAGAGATGGTTAAGGAATTGAAGATTCTGTCGATTGCCGATTTGGAGCAGGTAGACGACATCGAGGAAGAGGTTTTGCCTGTGCCAGAATGGGGCGGCGCCTTGCGCATTCGGAGCTTGACCAAAGCAGCGCAGGGGCGCATCCGTCGGCGAGCGACCATGAAAAACGGCGACCTTGACGTTGACAAGTCGCAGATGTGGATGCTCTTGGAGGGCATTGTAGAGCCCAAGTTGGCTCAAAAAGACTTTGCCCTTCTTGCCAAACGCAATGCGGGCGTCGTGGATCGGGTCATTATGGCCATCTCTCGTCTCTCTGGTATTACGCCAGACAGCCAAATCTCGGCGGAGGCCGTGGACGAAGCAGAGGCGATGTTTCAGGAAGAATAACGACCTGTACTTTGAATTCCAATTGGCTGAGGTGCTACACAAAACACACGCAGAGCTGCTTTCGGGCAGAGGGCAGCCGCTGAGTGTGCGCGAGTCGATTCGCTGGATGGGATACTTTCGTTATAAGGACGCTCTAGCAGACCGCGAGTCGGCCAAGGCCAAGGCGCAGGCGGACGTTAGGGGCCAGTTGCGAGGTAGACGCTAATGTCGATTGCTGGGCGCGAGGTCGCACGGCTTTTTGTTACGGTGGGCGCAGACATCACCGGATTGACGCGAGGGATGAACTCTGCGTCGTCCGTGTTGCAGCGCGTCTCTAAGAAAATGATGGCGACGGGGACTATTATGACCGCCGCCATCACCTTGCCCCTTGTCAAGGGATTCAAGGCGGCAACTGACGCGGCAGCGGAATACGAAGCCAAAATGAAGGTCATTCAGGGCTTGGCTATTGGCACAGGTGGAGACATCGGCCAACTAGACCAGGCTATTCGTGCTGTTGGACGTTCAACTGCCACGTGGGGCGCTGACGCCCTGGGCACTGCCGACGCCGTAATCGAACTATACAAATCTGGCCAGTCTGCCGAGCAGATATTTGGCGACGTACAGGGCGTGATAGAGGGAACCGCAGAGGCCAGCGGCACACTCAAGTCTGTAATTGATTTGGTGGCGGCGTCAGAGGTCTCTATGACGGAAGCCAGCCAACTTGTGATCCAGTCGATGGCGGCTTTTGGGTATACCGCAGAGGAAACCACGGGGCTTGTGGATATGTTGGTCAAGGCGGCCAACGCATCGGTTATGGACGTAGAGGATATGGCAGGGTCTTTCAAGAATGCCGCCCCGATGCTCGCCCAGTTTGGTTGGTCGGCGGAAGAGGTTGTTACCGCCCTTGCTCTAATCTCGCAGCACGGAATCGCAGGGAGTGAGGCGGGCACGGCCCTAAAGCGATGGCTAATGAATATGCAGCGCCCAACCAAGGCCGTAAACCAGGCGCTAGACGACTTGGGTATCTCTTTGTACGATGCCAACGGGGCAATGAAAGACGCCCGCGTTATTCTGGGCGATGTGTCTGCGGCGCTCTATGGGGGAGCAAGCGCAATGGGGGCGCTAACTGAGCAGCAGCGCAACCTGTATATGCAGACCCTGTTTGGCTACTATGGCGTCAAGGCTGGTGCTGCCTTGCTTACAGAAGGGGTCGCGGGATGGGACGCCATGACTGAGGCCATTGAGGCCCAGGCTGGTGCGAGTGAAGTTGCGGCCTTGCGCACGGGGGGCTTTAAGGGCCAAGTGCTTATGCTCAAGAAGGCGATGACTGACTTGTACATCACGGTCGGTCTCCCCTTGTTGGAGAACTTTTTGACGCCCCTCGTAAAAAAGCTCACCGAACTAACGCGGGCCTTTGCCGCCGCCGACCCTGCTACGCAACGAATGGCAATGGGAATCGCCGTTGCCGTGGCCGCTATGGGGCCGCTTCTCTTGATCGGTGGCGCGCTATCCGCCGTACTCGGGGCCTTGGCTACGCCTTTGGGAGTGGTGGCCGCCGCCCTCGTTACGCTGGCGGGCGTGTTTATCAATAGCCAAGGGGGAATGCAGGGCGCTATCGACCGCCTGCGCGTTCTTTGGGACACGCTGGAGAACTATCTGCGCCCCGCAATCGCAAAACTCCCTGGTGCATGGGCGGCCATCAAGTGGGCGTTCAAGACTGAGGGTTTGTTCGCCGCCATTCGCCAAGCCTTTAGCGAGGCGGGCGGCTTGGCCGAGGCGCTAAATCCGCTCAAAGAGAAGATACTGGGGAAACTAGAGGGATGGGGCGCGGCTATTGGCGAAAAGTTGTGGGAAGTGTTCAGCACGGCTTTCCCCAAACTATCCACATTCCTTGAAACAGTATGGAATGACCCAAGCGGCACGGCCCAAGTGATTGGGGAGAAAATTGGCGCAGCCCTAGACGCGGGCGTCACTTGGCTTCGAGACAATATAGACACCTATACCGACAAACTGAAACAGGCCGCTAAGGATTGGTTGTTAGGCGGGGCTAAACTAGAGGAAAAAGAAGTCACAGATGCGGGAGATGGCCTTGGTGGCAGCTTGGTTACGGCTTGGTTTACGGCGACGAACAAGTTAGCTGCTGAGGCGGAGAGGATAACAGAGTCTCTTATTATGACCAGCCGTAACATGCTGGCGACTGCTTTTGCAACTATTTTCCAAGATATAGATGGTCAGGGCTCTCGATATGGCCAAGTTCTCGGAGACATGACGCGCAAGGCAATTGTGGGGCTGGCGGGGTTGGCGTCCGGCCTGGCAGCGACTCTTACGGGGGTCATTAAAGGAATCATTGAGGAAGGCTTTGTTAAGGGAGTTTCTGAGGCAAAAGTAATCAGTGCCATGATAACGGCTGCCGAGAACAATTGGCGGGGATTTATTGTTGGGTTTGCTGGCGAAGAAAAGTCGCAAGAAATGTTCAAGACGGGCCAAGAGGTGATCTCGGGGTTTAAGAAAGGAGTGGACGCAGGAAAGGATGCACTGATAAAGTTGGGGATTTGGATGAGCGAGACGTTTGGGTTGGCGCTTAAAAAAGACCTTCAAATCGAGTCGCCATCCAAGGTTATGGTTGGTATTGGTAAGGATATTGTAGGCGGCATCAAGAAGGGAATTGAGGACTCCAAGGGCGGCCTAATGGCAAAGGCCCAAGAGATTGCTAACTCGCTCCCCGAGTGGGTACGTAAGGTATTGGGCATCAGTTCTCCATCAACCGTCATGGCCGAAATAGGGCTGGACGCCATGCTTGGTTTTATACAGGGCATGGACGAGGGCCAGTCAAAGATACTCAAGAACATCGCTGAGGCAGTAAGGGGCTGGGTAGACGCCTTTGGCAGCCTGATAGACATGTCATTCAAGATTGAGTCAGGGCCTGTGGGGAACATTGGTGCCGTGCTTGACCAAATGGAACAAGTGGTGATGCAGGCTATGTCCACCATTGAGCGCATCATCGACACCGTAGGGTACAACCGCATCAAGAAGCTGCGGCTGACCGCTCGGCGGCTGAAAGAAATCATTGAGTCGGTCTCTGTAGACCTTTCAGGGATCGCTATTGTCGAACTGCCCGATATGGGGGCGTGGGCAACCCAGTTCTTGAGTGTTGTTACCACGGCGACAAATGCCATCTGGCAAGCCGAGAATGACTTGGGGTACAACGGGATTAAGCACGCCGAGGAACTGAGTGGGTCTATCCAGGCGATAGTGGGTATTGTCAAGCCTGGGATTGACGCTATAGCCGCGATGGCGGCCTATGAGCCAGTCGGCAGTTTGATGACGCTCTTGGGTGACTTTCAGACGCGCATTGCCGAGATTGTCCTTAAACTCTCGGCGACATCTACTCTGTTTGACTTGAGCGGAACACAGGCCGCCGCACAGTTCTATGCTGCGGCTAAAACCATCATCGAGTTCATCAAGCCCGCAGTAGACGCGCTTACATCTCTGTCGTCTTGGGAAAACACAGGCAGTCTAATGACGCTCCTGGGCGACTTTCAGACACGTATCGCTGAGGTAATCCTTAAACTTTCGGCAACATCTACCTTGTTTGAGCAAGAGGGCATTAACGAGGCCGCGCTATTCTATAGCGCCGCGCAAAGCATTATTGGCTTTATTGAGCCCGCCGTGTCCGCCCTTGTGGCCCTGTTTGGATGGGAGGACGTAGGTGATCTGACCGAGCAAGTGGAGAGTTTCGCCACGCGAATTGTCGAGGTGGTGACTGGCCTCAAGGACGTTGGCGTGACGTTCTCAACAGAAGCCATCCAGGCCGCTGGGGAGTTTGCTAGCGCGGCGAGCCAGTTGGTGGGTATTATTGGCCCAGGCATTCAGGCGCTAATTGGTTTGTTCGAGTGGCAAGATATGGGCGACATGACCGAAAAAGCCGCCATCTTTGGCGAGCGACTGGTTGCTGTACTGACCGAACTATCAAGCATCCCAGAAACCGCCGCACATCTGGCCTTGACGGAAACACAGTCGGCGTTTTGGGGCTCGGTACAAGATGTGTTGGGCATTATCTCCACGGGTGTGCAGGCTCTTGATAAGCTGGCCGACTATTCTGCCGTAGGAAATCTCCCCGCACAAATCAGCGCGTTTCGCATCCAAATTGAGACGGTATTGTTAGAACTGATGGAGATGCCCAGGAACATCGCCGCGACGCTGGCGCGAGCGGCCTTTGCCAAGACGAACGATCTGGGGCTGATGGGCGACATTTTGATGAATCCTGCGGAGGCCATTGCGGGCACGGCGGCCTTTTTCGAGACGCTAAAGCCAGTGTTCGATACGCTAAAAAAGGCACTGGACTCACTCAAGGCTGTATTCAAGTTGCAAGAGGAACTAGAAAAAGAGGACGGCACCAAAATCACAGTGGGCGAGGCGATGGCCTTTTTCACAACAGCGATGGATCAACTGACGACCACACTGGGCCAGGTGGCCACCAAACTAGAAGGCGGCGGGTTGTCCGAGGCGATGCGCTTTTACGAGTCGGCGGTCGCCATCGCCAGTACCGTCCGTGCCGGAATGAACGCGATTACAGTTATGGCCGAAGAGGGCATTGTCCACGCCCCAAGCATGATGGAGCGATACGTCGCGCTGATCCAAGGAATGTTGGCGGTGCTCACGGGCGGGTCAAATGAGGCGGGCTCTTTGGCCGCTATCTTTGGCGCCGTGCGCGACATTATCGACCGCGAGATGGGCCTAATTGTCAACAGCATTGTTGGCCATTATGGGGCTATCCGTGATGGGCTTGAGCGCCCATTCTTGGATGCCTATGCTACTATCATTCAGGTTATGCGGGCCATCTCGGCGGCAACGGGAGCCCCTGTGGGGATGACCCCCTCAGCCGCCAACGCGAGCGCACCGATTCCGTGGTATGGCAACGGCTTTGACGGGATCGTTTCGCAGCCCACCATCATCGGCGTGGGCGAGCGTGGGGCTGAACGAGTGACAATCCAGCCCTTGGGCCGACCGGCTGGCGGGTCTGGCGGCGAGGTGTCGGGCGACATTAACGTCAATGTAGACATGAATGTCAATCAAAGACGCTATCGCACGCTGCGCGAGCGGATGCAAATTGGCCGCTCTACTGACATGAACATGCGACGAATGGCGGTGCTGGTGTAATGGCGGTATTCGACTGCACCTATGTCAACCACGACTCGACCTCGGTGGACTTGAACGGGTCGGATTATAAGCTCTTGAACCCAGGCCCAAGGGGCATTCTCCAGCCGATGTGGCGGCCCAAGATTCTGCGCACGCCGCGCAAGTTTCCTGTGGGCCTCTACCAGGAGAGCGTGTCTGACCAGCGAGAGATCGTGGTGCCCCTGCATATCGAGGGGACAAGCCAAAGCGATCTACTGGCCAATATCGTCGCCCTCTGGGACGCGCTCACGGTGGACTGCCGGGACGGCGTGCTGGGCACATTCACTTATGTGACGGCAAATGGGACAGAGCGCAGCATCAAGTGTATCCTGGGCGAGAGCGCAGACATAAATGACTGGCTATTGGCGGGGGAGAACGATGCGGCCCATGCCAAGATTGACCTCCCCCTAACCTGCCCCGACCCGACGTTTTACGATGACACAGCGGTGGAGCCAAGTGGGGCGTTTAGCGGCACAAGCAACGTCAATATCTCATGCGCCAACGCTGGCGACGCCGACTCGTACCCGACTATTACCATTACGACGGGTGGGGTGAATACGCTGGAGAACCCCAGCATCACCGACGCCTATGGGAATGTGCTTGCCTTTGAGGAAACAATGGCGGTAAGCAAGGTGCTGGTGCTGACCCTCAGCCCGCAAGACCTCAGCATGGATTATGATAGCGGCACAAACTGGTTTGAGAAACGATCAAAAACATCTAGGCTGATTGTGTGCAAGTATGGCACCAATAACCTCACCTTCACCGCAGACAATGCGGCGGCCAACGCGACCATTGCGATCTCATTCTACAGCCGATATAGCAAGCATGGATAGGCAATGACAACAGTACCAGACGTACCGAACTTTGACGACTTTACCTTTGATATTCTGGAGCATCCTAGCGGCAACCCGATATGCCCGCTAGGCACCTCGTTATTGGAGATAGAGTTTTCTGTGTTGCCCGGCGTGACCACCGACCGGCTACAGTCGGCGGTTTTTACCATTCTGGACACATCGCTGGCCGCCGACTATATTGACCCCACGGCGCGCCAATACCTGCGCATTGTCCCCTACAATGACGAGGATCGAACATTGTACGGGCTGATTGCCAATCTCACACAGCATTATGGGGGTGAGGAAGCCGACGGATCGACTTACAACATGATAGATGTTGAGGTCGTGGGGACAGAGGCGTTGCTGGACAACCGCGAGAGCTACCGGCGCCCAGGGACGACCATCGACCCGCTAGAGGGCACATCGGTATACCCAGACGACTTTGCCAAGTACATGGTGCGCGAAACGTCCCTGCCTGGAACATGCGATAATGACGCTGAGGGGAACTCGCGCGACTGGGCGTGGGGGACGCTTTCTGTGGATGCGGACGCCAGCGAATGCGCGTCTGCCGTGGACATCAGTATCAACGAGGGTAAGGTGGGGCAGGCCATTCAGGGCTTGGCCGACAAGTATGACTTTGCTTTCGAGCTGCGACCCACCTTCTCGGGCGGGGCCGTGACCTTTACATTCAAGACCCAAAGCCCAGCAGGCGACGACTGCACCGATGGCAACACCGATGGCAACACCGAAGTCATCTTGAACGACTTTGTAGAAGCCATGATCCCCGAGGCGGAATACCACCGCACCCTACTCCCTATGGTCAACGCGCTACACGGCAATGGCTATGAAGAAGTCGAGTTAGACTCGGACAGCATTACAAATTGGGGTCGGTGGGAGGGGGCGTCGCGTAGTTCTGGCCAGGCCAAGATACAGATAGAACTAGAACACCTCAAAGACCGAGAGGGATGTACGTTCCGCTATGATGCCCAAGGTAGCGGGAACGCCTATAAATGGCTAGAGCACTTTGACTGTGGAGACAAAGTAACCTTTAGTAACAACCGCTTGGGGATTGCGGCCCGCGACGAGACGGTGGCCGCCATCGCCGCATCATTCCCGGAAGGCCAGTTAGAACTGGCGATCCGGTGGGGCGATAAAACGCCGACCTATACCGACGACGAAAAGAACGAGAACCTTGCCCCCTCGCCAGGGGCCATCATAGGGCCAGGAGACTCTTACGGCGGGTTCTGGGCACGAGATGACGGAAACGCCTACCTGTATCCGCGCGAGAGTGGCGATGATGTGCGTATCGGCTCGACCATCCACCTTGACGCAAGCACAGGCCATATCGAGGCGGATAGGCTAGAACCATACGGCGGCTCAGCGCAAACGTACATCCAGGCGGATGCGACGGTGCTGAACATTGCGTCCGAAAGCAACATGAGATTCCGCGTGGGCGGGGCACTGGTAGCGCAGATAGATGGCAACTCGTTCTATCCGCGAGTTGCCAATGGGCAATTGGGGACGATCAGTTATCCGTGGCTGTATTTGCGGCTGGCCACTGCGGGCAAAATCTACCATGTAGACGGGGCAGCCGATACCGTGCTTGGGTGGGACGGCGCGGCGTATTCGCCGATGACATTGGCCGACATGGGCATCCAAGAGATAGCGGATAACCTGTGGGAACTGGACACGCAAATCACGCCGGTTAACCAGGCCCATGACGTGCGCATTGGCACTGAGATATTATTGGATGCAAGCAACGGGCACATTGAGGCAGATCGGATTGAGCCATATGGCGGCTCGGCGCAGACGTACATCCAAACAGACTCTACAGTGCTGAACATCGCGTCCGAGAGTAACATGCGTTTTCGCGTGGGCGGGGCATTAGTGGCACAGATGGACGGTACCTCCTTCTACTCTCGTACAGCCAGTGGACAGCTTGGCACGGGTACCTATCCGTGGCTGCATGTCTACTTGAAAACAGCAGGGCGCATCTATCACGCCGATGTGGATGCGAGCACGGGATACGTCTTGGTGAAAGGAGCTGGCGCCTGGTTCGAGCCGGGGACGTTGAGCATGGATGACCTCACGGACGGGCACGATCCCGTGACACTCGACGCGAATGCGGATACGTTGCTATCGCTCAGTTCTCAGGAGCTTGGTTTGGACACGCAGAGCGCGAACCTGGTGTTCGCGGGCCCGGGCTCAGGCGGCGCAGCGGTGCCGACGTTCAGGTCGCTGGTGTTTGCTGATATACCAGACCATCGTCATCCGGTCAACGGGAATACAGGGAGCGGCACAGCATCAGGGACGACAGGATCATATGCCCCAACGGCCAATGCAATTATCGTGAATGCGGCTACGCCAGTTGGCGGAGCCAGTCCGCTATATTTTGACTCAACCATCTTGAGCACGTCTAACCCTGGCGGATGGGTTTTGATCTATGCACGTACTGGCAGCCATGACCATACCTTCTCAGATGCGCACACGCATCCAGTCGCTATTCAGTCAGGCGCGCCAGCCGCGCCATAGGAGGAAACATGCAGATGGAATGTTCGGTTTTTCAGGCGCAGGTCATGTTTGGCTTGACGTATGTGCCAGGGACGGCAATGGAGTTGGGCGCACGTCGTGGACTGCGACAGGAATTGTGTGTGCAACTGTTCGCACAGTCCGCGCCACTTTCGATCCAGGAGGATCGTGGCGGAATCGGGGTCATTGGTGACATAGAAGCCGCGCGTAATGTGATGCTTACGCTCGACCTGACGCAAGAACAACTGGAGCTGCTGCTGCACGCTGTAGGTGTCAAGCAGTGGCCGCCATATCTCGGTATCGACCTGGAGGAGGCCGTGATCGGCATTCAGGCGTTCATCCAGGAGCAATTGAACACGATGCAGACCATGCGCATGATTGAGCAACTGCCAGAGGACAAGCGCGAAGAGGCGCTGGCCAAACTGAGCGTCAAGGAGGAAGAGTAGTGGCTGTATCCCTAGCGACCAAGCGAGCGATTGCCGGTGAAATGCGCGGCCTGCGCGACGAGATGCGACTATTCACAGAACATCTAGCGAGTATTAAGGCGCGGTACTTGGAGACATCAGCGGAAAACAAAGCCGAGATACGGCAGATACGCGACCCCGCCGCGCTCAACGGGTATCTAACACAATCGCAGGCAGAGATAGATGCGCTAACGGCTGGCCTCGCGGGCTATCTGGGCGAGAGCACGTGGGAAAGAGACTAGCTATGAAATGGAAGATCGGGCTATTGCTCGTTTTGTTGTTGTGTGGGTGTGCCGCTGAACCGCTACAGACCACCGCATCAGTAACGGTCACAGTTATCGACCAACATGAGACCGCTATACCTGGCGTCGTGGTGACGGCATACGTGGGCGACTCGCCCAAGACGAAAACCACTGATGGGCAGGGGCAAGCACGATTCTATCTGAACTACAAGCCCGATTATCTGGCAGAGATCACCGCGCCAAACGGCTATCAATGCGAGCCATGTCAAAAACGATGCCCGGCTGATGGCAGTATTCGCTTTACGCTCTTGCCAGATGCGACACCGACCATCCCGCCCGTGCCCACGGCCACTATCAGACCATCCTCGACGCCGAGCCCAACTATACGACCAACCAACACGCCCATGCCCACATTGCCGGGGCCCACAGCGACGCCCTGGGATGACCTGCCCTCGTGGGCCATCGACGCATTGTCGTGGGATGCCCAGGTTGAGGCGGGTGTGAACTGGGTCGATATGCCTATATTGTGGACATATGCTCGTGAACATGACTATATTCCGACCGGATTTGTGCATATCACCAAGATCAACGGGATCGAAGTGCGATGGGTGCAGTGTGGCGACACGGTGCTGGCAGAGGCCAACGGCCAAGTATACGAGGTGCCATTTTGGGCGGCGGCGCCTGAGACGCCAACGGTCACACCTACGCCCACGAATACCCCCACGCCGACCAATACGCTTACCAGGACGCCAACGCCTGTGCCCACAGCGACGCCCCGTGTAACGGCCACGCCTACGCCTGAGCCGGGGCCATACGCCACGGTAGTCCCCGCCATTTACAAGATGTTCGACTATGGCACAGATTACCAGGTCGATAGGCCCGACCTCGGGCCGGTGGGGTCTGTCCACTGGGCGCCGTGGTCACTTATCAACCCGGCTGAGGGCGCGTACAACTGGGACTATATCGACTCACGCATAGCCAAAGAGCGTGGCCTGACTGTGACCCTCCACTCGGGCGCAGTGGTGGCCAAGCCGATCTTGATTCAAGTTATCGCCTATACGTCTGACCAGCCGCACTATATCGACTGGACGCCCGCATGGTTGGGTGAGGGATATAGGCTGGTCAGTGGCTATGAGTACGTGAGCATGACCAGATACGGCCTAGACGCAGATACGGCGGGCACGCAGTATGTCAACGTGCCGCGCTATGACGACGCCCGCTGGCGCAATGCCTATTGGGACATGGTGCGGGCGCTGGGCGCGCGATACAACAACGACCCCCAGATCACCGCCGTGATCGTGACAACGGGGCTGGACGGAGAGACGACGCCGACAAAAGACGGCGCGATCCCCTGGGAGACGGTCGAGATAGACAAGCAACGTCCTGGGTTGCGCTTTAGATTTACCCAGTTTGTGCCTGATACGATGGACGTATACCGAGAGGCGTTCCCGTCGAAACATCTCTATATCAATAATGCACCGGGCGGGATGCGTATGACGACCAGCGAGAGGGCTGCGTCGTATGATCCTCCCATCGGCATCAAACACTCGGGCATGTGGACGGACTCAGACAGTCACCAGGGATACGGAGACTTTGTAGGCTCGTGGGATCATGTCAACGTCTATAGCGACACGCTCTCGATTTGGCTAGAATCGCCGTTCGGCCTGGGCGACGACCAAGACCGGCTGTGGAGCTTGTACGCTGGCCTGCACTATCACCCCGACGCGATCAGCGTGCATCCCGAGTACCTATCCCCTGCGATGGGCTACCACATCAACTGGGCATCAGCCCATGTTGGCGTGACGATCACCGACACGCCGTCGATTTGGACGGTGATGCGCGACGCCGAGTTTCCCTATCAGTCGTGGGGGTCGGGCGGCGTCTCGGGGAAGCAAGGCGATTGGCAGTTCTGGCTCTACAGAGATGGCCCAGCAGATGTTCAGCAAGACGTTGATGCGACAATGTATGGGCGCCAAGCGCGGTGGATTGATGATCCCGTTCGCTTTTGGGCCGCACCGGGCTTTGAGATTGGCGTGATCGAGATGCTGGTATTCTGCCAAGGGCAACGGCTCGTATTAGACGGCGTGGGCTATCCGCTGCCCGACCTACAAGCCTGGGCCATCGTCGAGGTCGATGTGGCGCCCTGCACGGAGTTCACTATCGAAAACGCGGGATGGTTGCATCGTGTCGAGGCGTTCCGGGATCAGCCAAGTGTAGACCGTTTGGTCATCATCAACTTGGCCGTTGACAGCAACTTGGCGTGGTATGGACAGCGGATGCTCACGTTGATGGACGCCTTGCCCGACGGCGTGGTCTGCGAGATTCTATACGACCAACCGCGCCAGCCGACGCAAGAGATCACGCTGGTGGG